GCCCACTCGTCCTGGTCGAACTTGTCCAGCACCTCGGGCTTGAATTGCGCGATCTGCCCCAGGTTCGCCACGAACCGATCTATGGAGTTGGTAGCGACAGCGCGCTGCGCGAGCGCGAGGATGCTCGTGAGCTCGACGTTGAGGTCCTGCCCGCGCAGGTCATCGGGCGGCGGTGGCATGAGCCCCGCCTCGAATATCGTCTCGATCGTGTTGTCGATGAGGGGCTGCAGGAGCTCGTTGTGCAAACGCTCGAGCACCGGGCCCAGCATCAGCATCTTCTCTTCGTGGAGCTCCGCGACCTCGGTCGCGGTCTTGCGAACGTCCTGGCTGTCGTTTTGCAGCATCAGGAAGAGGTCGGCGTAGAACGCGCTGCGGATCCGCGTGCGCACATCCTCGATGTCGAGGCGCAGATGGTCGAGATTGAGCGCGACGTCGAACATCGAGCTTATCTTTCCGCCCGGGCCGCCGGCGCCGTCGTAGTAGGTGTTGCCGCCCGGCAGGCGATCCATCTCCTTGCCCTTCAAGGCGCTCGGAATCTGCAGCGGCGGGTTCGTCTGGTAGTCGATGCCCTGGGCCTTGCGAAGCTGCTGGTGCTGGAGCTGCTTCACGTCGCCGAGGGCCTCCATTCCCGGCGAGTTGCCGTAGATGTCGCCGCCCGCGACGTCCCAGCGCGGGCACAGGCCCGGGAACTTCTTGTAGCCAGACTCGCGCAGCGTCTTGTCGGGCTCGCCGCCGCGCTCGTAGTAGACCGACTTCCACGGCATGTTCTTGGCATCGCGCTTGCGCATGTCCCGATCGCTGCGCGGCTCGATCGCGTGCACGATCGTGATCCACTTGTCGAGCTGGCCGCGATCCCACAACGCCTTCACATTGTTGCTCACGTTGCCGATCCCGAACTCTTTCACGATCTCGCCGACCGTCTTGTCGAACTCGCGATAGAGGGTCGTGACCTCGCCCTGCCAGTTCTGCGCCAGGGCGTACTCGCCCGCGGTGACCGGGTAGTGGTGGATGACGTTCTTGAAGGACCGGCCGAACACGCTCGCGCTCGTGCCAAAGCAACCGAGCTCCTGGTAGTGGGTGTGCAGCGCCCGGTAGGTGTTCGACTTCGCGAAGATGTCGAGCACAATCGTCGTGAGGAGCGATAGCCACTCCTTCACGTCGGCGCGCTTTGCGAGATCCGTGTCCGGCGTGCTCATCCGAAACCACGGCCGCGCTGGGCTCGTGAGTCCGCCCATGAGCCCAGCAGCGAGCGTGCGGTTCGCTACCGTTGCCGTGCTGTCGTAGATGTTGTTGTGCCGGCGCTGACCACGATTGCGGTCCTGCACGAAGTAGCGGCCGTTTCGCGGCAAGATGTAGAGCGTGAGCTCCTGCCAGTGCGCAAACCAGCTCGCGCGCTCGGATTTGAGGATTCCGAGGCGCTGGAGAACGAGCTGCTTTTGCGTGAGCTCAGCCATCAGCCGCCCAGCAGCGTCGGCTTGCCGAGGTTGAGGGAATTGGGATCAACGCCGCCCGAGCCCGTGAGGAAGGTCTGCGCGACGCCTGGCGCACCGCCCGCTTGGCCGGCGCCCGCCTGCCCCGCAATGATCCCCTGCACCCCAGGTAGTTGCCCAGGCTGCGGTGGAGCAGGAGGCGCTGCAGGCGCAGGGATGTTCGGTCGCCGCTGCATCGCCTGGCCAGCAGCGCCACCCACCGCGCTCCCCAGCGCCGCATCACCGAGCGCACTCCCAGTGAGCGTGCTCCCGGCAGCGCCCGCCGCAGCGCCACCGCCTGCAGCGCCACCTGCCGCGCCGCCCGCGACATCGGCGCCCGCTGCGCCGCCGGCGTCGCCTTCGGCGGCCAGGCTCACGCCGTCCGTGGCGTAGGCGAGCACGAGCGTCCCGATGACGCCCAGCGCGGTGTTGAGTCCAGCGTTGCCCATCAGAGCCTCCGCATCACGATTTCATCGCACGGCACATATCCGTGCTTCGCCATCACCTTCGCGAGGCCAGTCCCGGCCCGCGTGTGCCACATGATCGCCACGCACTCGCGCTCGCGGGCGAGCGCTTCGACCTTGGCGACCATCCGCCCCGCCGTGAGTCCCCCTCGCAGGTCCGGCGCGAGGTAAAGCGAATCCGTGCTGCAGACCTTGACCGCGGGGTTGAACGGATGAGGCCCGACGAACGCGGTGCAGTAGCCCACGAGCCCGGTGCCAAAGAACGCGCCCACTGCCAGCACGATCCCCGCGTTTTGCAACCGCACGTAGAACTCCTTGCTCGGCGCGAACGCCATCGCATACTCGCTGCCCGTCTCCGCCCAGTTGGCGCGCATGAGGGGCACCGCCGCTTCCCAGTGCTCGGTGATGCTCACCTCGCGAACGATCACGCGCGTCCCCTATAGCAGGCTCAGCGGATCGTATGTGCTGCCGGGCGAGGTATGGTTACGCGCGGCGCGCGTGAGCGGGTCGTAGTCGACAGCATGATCGCCGCGCCAGGCCGCCGGCGGCGCGACCTCGCGCTTGGCCACGGGATGCGCGAACGTCAGGCCCAGGGCATCGGCGAGATCCGGCGAGGGCATCCCGCGCTTTTTGACGTCGGCCTTTGGCTCAAGCACGATCCTGTTGCTCGCGTCGAACCAGTAGGTGCGCACCGAGAGGTCCTGCTTGAACTGGACATCGTCCGGGATCGCGCCGCCGGCCGCGAGCCAGTCCTTCACCGCGAAGAGCATCTCAGCGCCCTTGTTCGAGAAGCTCGCGTCCGCAGCCTTCCCGCCGAAGTTGACCTCGACGACAGCGTGCCCGAGCTGGCGCAGCCGGTCGATGACGCCCGACCCGTTCCCCGAGTCCACGAACACGGCCTCGGGCTTCCAGCGCGCGATCTCGACCGCGACGCGCCCTGCGAGGGCCATGTTGTCGATGCCGTGCAGGATGATGGGATCGAACGCCTGCAGCCCCTGCCGGCGCTGGATCACGCTGCGATCGTCCCCGAAGCGCGCCACATCGACCCCGAGGATCACAGGCGCGTAGTCCATCTCGCCGGGTTTGAACGCGCGCCGCGCGGCCTCCTCAACCTCGGCGAGCGAGATCACCTGGTCATCGCCGGCGGCAGAGAAGTCGCACAGGTACTCGCGTGCGAACGCGAGCGCGCTCATGGATTCCCGCTGCGCAGCGACTTCGCGCTCGGGCAGTGCATCGGTGTCGTACACCGTGAATCGATCGCGCGCCCAATCCTGCTTCCCCTCGGCCTCGAAGTAGAGCTTCGAGAAGAGGTTGAGGCCCTTGGGCGTGCCGATGAAGAGGGCCCACCCCTCCCGGTCGGCAAGCGCTGGCCGCACGACCTCTTCCCAAAACTCTGGCTTGATCTGCGCGACCTCGTCGAGCACGATCCCGTCGAGGCGCACGCCGCGCAGCGCGTCAGGGTTGTCCGCGCCGAAGAGGCGCAGAGTCGCGCCGTTGTGCCGAAAGCGCACCGCGAGCTCGCCCTCTAGCACATCGACAGCCCCGGCCAGGCGCAGCGGCTCAAGCCTCGATTTCAAGCGGTCCCACACGACCGCCTTCGATTGCTTGAGAAAGGGGGATACGTAGGCGAAAAGCGCGAGATCCTTGCGGCAGGAGAGCGCGGCGTTGACGAGCTCCATGATCGCGAGCTCGGTCTTGCCGGCGCGCCGATGCAGAGCGAGAACCGTGAATCGCTTTTTCTCGAGGTGGCACTTGCGCTGCCATGCCCGCGGGCGATACCCCAGGTCGAGAGGCATCAGAGGAGGTCGTCGACCGGCGACGGGATCCCCGTGTAGACCTCGAGGGACACGTTGCCCTTCACATCGACCGCTTGCCGATCGCGGAAGCGCTCAGGATCGTAGTTGCAGAGCAGGAACTTGAGCAGCATGTCGCTGCCACGCATCGCGCGGCGCTCAGCCTCCGCAATGAGCTTTTGCACGCCCACCTTGCGCGCCTCCCGCACCTGGTCCGCGAAGCGCGGTTCGAGCTGCCAGCGCCACGCGGTCACGCGGTGCACGCCAGCGATCGCTGCGGCCTCCCCGTCCCGGCAACCGCTTTGCGATATCGCCTCGAGAAAAATGGCCTGCCGCTCCGAGATCGAGGGCTCCTCGATCTCGAATCCGTTTTGCGGGGGCAATACTCCGGCCAGGTCGTCGTCTTCCACCCGGCAATCGTCCCTCAATCCTCGTACCGCAAGGTTACGACCCGGATCCTGGCCGGCGTCGTTGCTCGCTGCCGAAACGTGCAGATCCGGTAGGCGTGCATGCGGGTGCAACCGAACTTCTTGCCAATCCGTGAGAAGGTCCAACCCTCCTCGCGCAGTTGCCGCATGCGCTCAACCTCGGCATCCGTGTATCGCGCGCGGCCGTGGCTTTCGCCGACCCTCAATCCCCGGTCGGACAATTTCACCACCAACGCGTGATTTTTTGCTCGCATAAAAACTCCGTCAAAAATCGCATGCACCGCAACGCACGGTCCGGCTGCAACGACACAACGCCCCTTAAAGGGGCGCGTTGTGTTGCGTTGCAGTTATCCACAGGGCAACGTTGCAGCAACGTTGCTCAATCGTTGCAACGTTGCAGCAAAAACTGCACGCCGCCTCAAACACGTAAAACTTTCCCGTCGTTTATTGCAAGGTGTTTTGTGCGCTGGAGTGCTTCTACGGCGCGCAAAACACGTTGCCGGCGGGTGTCCCGCTTGCCTTCGAGGGGGTCGTGGACAAGCTGCGCGACCGCATCCGAGATCAGGGAGTCGAGCTCAAAGGCACCACCCACGAGCTGCTGGGTGGTGCAGGCGATGTCCCAAACCACCTTTTCGACCGCACCGCGAACCTCGGAGCGCTTGGCGACCTTCCCGGCATCGTTGTGGGTGCACACGCAGCTCGTGATGGGGTCGCCGTCCTCGTCTTTGCCCAGCTCCACGACCGTGAGGGTGAACCCGAAGGCAACGTCAGAGGGCCCATCCTTCACCTTGGTGGCGCAGATCGAGCGCTCGCTGCCGGCTTTGAGAACCTCGAACTCCGCATCGACCGCCCCTTTGAGGGAGCTATGTCCGCGCGCGCCCTTGGATGGGTCCTTCCCGCTATGGTGGACGAGCACCACGGTCGCGCCGGTGGCGCGGTGGATCGCGTCGCAGTGCTTCACGACCACGGTCATATCGCTGCTGTTCTCGTCGCCCCCGGACATCACCTGCGAGAGGGTGTCGATGACCACGAGATCCGCGCCGCCCTCCTCGGTGATGCGCTTGCAAAGCTCCACGGTCTGCGAGGGCTGCATGAGGCTCGGGACATCTCGCTCGACGCAGCGGAAGGGGATCGAGGAGATGTCGACGCCAAAGTGCTGCTCGTAGGCCCGTATGCGGGCTGGGAGGCCTTCGCGCCCCTCAGCGACTACATAGACGACACGGCCCTGTTTCGTGCGCTTGCCGCGCCATTGCGCGCCCTGCGCAACCGCGAGGGCCATGTCCCAGGCGATGAAGGATTTCCCCGAGCCTGGCTCCCCGTAGATAACGGCCAGGCCTGCGCGCGGGAGGACACCCTTGATGTGGTAGTCGGCGAGCGGTCGATCGCGCAGCTCGTGGATGGGGGTCGATGCGAACCTGGCGCGTCCCTGCGCCGCTGGCGTGGGCGAGGACGTTTGCGCGGGCGAGGCCTCTGATGGGGCCGCTCGCGTGAGGTCCTCGAAGGGGTCGGGCTCGACGTAGCCAAGGGCGTCACGGAACTCCTCGTCTTTGCGGTCCTGGCAATGGGCGTGCAGGCACTCGAAGTGCCCGCGGGCGTAGCCGCCGGTGTTGGCCGGGAAATAGGTGGTGGATGTCTCGCCCTCGGTGGTGTGATCCTCCTTCCAAGGGCACTCGATGTGCAGGCGCCCATCGCGCTCCGCGCGAAGCACCTTGCTCTGGTCCATCAGCCATTTGGCGACAGGGTCGTTGGTGATGGCATCCGAGAGCTTGCCGGTGCGCAGCGACGCAGAGGAGTCGGAGCGCTGCGCAACGCCGAACTCGGCCTCGAGGTCGAAGAGGAGGGCCTCCATCTCGTGGCGCGCGAGGGTAGGGATCTCCTCGGGGAGGCCGCCGTCCCACTCGTAGCGCGAGCGCGAGATGCCGTCCTTGTCGATGTGCGCGCCGGCCACGACGCACTGGTTGCCGGTCGCGAGGCGCTCGATGATGCCGTGCGCGGTGCGGATGGTCGTCTTGCCGAACGTGCCTTCGCATCGGAATAGGAGAAGGAACTTCGAGGAGGTAGCGCGCACACGCGCCGGAAGCCGGTGCCGCGCCTCGATGAACGCGCGGATCGCGACCGCCTCCTCGGGGTCTGGCACATCCACGTCCAGCGCGCGCACGGCGCGGGTCTGCAGGCAGATCCCGTAATCGGGCACCTTCGACCAGGCCTCAAGCTCGGCCGGCGTCGATTGCGCAGAGGTCCAGTCCTTGATGCCCCCGACCTGGCGCTGCGCGTTGTAGCGGCTCGGGGTCTTGCCGAGCGTCTTGAGGGTCGAGGTCGGGTTGATCGTCGCCTTGGGATTGGAGACGACGGGGAGGAGGTCCCGGCCAAGGCCGAGCACCAGGTCCCAGTGCGCCCAGTCGGCAGGGGATGCGCCCCACCTGGGGAACTCGAGCACGGCGGCCACGAGCAGGTCAGACGCCCGGCGGGATTGCGTTCCCGGTTATTCCCGCACGCTTGGCCTTCTCGGCGAGCACACTGGCGGCATGGATACGGCGCCGCACCTCCCGCACGATCACCTCTTCCGCCCACTCGGCGAGCTCGAGGCGCTCGGCCTCGGCAAGAAGCCGGAGCCCCTCATGGTCGGAAGGGTCGAGCTTGATCCGCAAATCCTTGCGTTCCAGAGACATGGCCGGCTTTCAAGAAGCGCGCTGCAAAGAACCCAGCACGTGATTGCAGGCGTCGTTCAGGGCCTGCAGAGTGTCGATGGTGGGGTTGGCGATATCACCCCGGGCGAACTGCGTGAGCCAGGAGCGAGATACCCCCGACCGCTCCTGCACCTCGGGCCAATGCCCCTTACAAGCTATCAGCCGCTCCCGGGCAGCCGTGACAGACGGGTGTTCCATATGCCTCCCAACGCGCAAAATTTTGAGCAATCATCGCGCAATACGTTGCGCAGCGCAAGCCCGACGATGCTCGGGATGAAAAAGACCCTTGTCCAGACCGTGGCACACAACGTCCAGATCGCCCTGGCTGCCTCGCGGTTCGACTCCTACCGGGCGCTGGGCGCCGCGGCCGGAGTCGCACCGAACACGGTCAAGAACATGGCCGAGCCAAAGGAGCGACCCGGGGGCAAGACGGCCGAGGTCTCGCCACGTCTGGACAACCTCGACAAGATCGCCCGGGCAATGGGCTTCGAGGGCTGGCAGCTCATGCAGGAGAACTTCGACCCCATCAACCCCCCAGCCCGCGTCCTGACAGCCTCAGAGGCCGCCTGGCACGCCAAGGTAGAAGACCTCTACCGGCAAATGCCACCGGATCCGGTGGGGGAATGAACTTCACCTTCACCTGGCGCAGCACGCTGATCTTTGTGGCGGCCCTCATCGGCGCCACAACCGTCGCCTACCTCACCGACCGGCCAATCGCGGGCCTCCCCGTGCTGCTGGTCGCCATCTACTACCTCTCCCGAAAGCCTTGATCCGGCACGCTTTCCGGTCATACCCGGCAAGTGCGCAAAATTTTGCTTGACAACCTGGGTCATTGTGCGCAAAACTTTGCGCACTTTGATCGGAGGTCGTCATGTCCTGGATCCTCGCTCTCTGGTTCTCGTACTACCCCGCGCACCACCCGCACTCGATAGGCCCGGAGCGCCGCCCGGTCACCCATGAGGTGCGCCGGTGACTCCCCGCGCAATGCTCACCGGCGCCGGGCTGCTCGCGGCCGGCCTCTGGTGGGGCATGTGGGTCGGTGAGCACGACGTCGTCGTGCTCGAGCTCGATGCCAAGCGCTGGGGCTCGGTCAACTGCCCGGGGCGCCCTGTCTACCGCGAGGTCGGCGGCTCCGATCTGATTTGCACCCCCTACGTCCCCCAAAAACCCAGGAGGTACTGATGTCGCTCGAACACGCCATTCAACAGAACACCGAGGCCCTGCAGGCGCTGCGCGCCGTGCTGGCCCACTGGACGCCGGTCACCGGCGTGGAGAAAGCCGCGGCGCCCGCCTTGCCGACCCCCTCCGCAGGGGAAGGCCCGGCCCTGATCCAAGAGGCTGCCGCGGCCCTCACCTTCGACCAGGTCAAGGGCCCGTTCGTGAAGCTCGCAACGCAAAGCAGCGAGAAGGCGAAGGCGGTGCTCGCAAAGCACGGCATTGCGAAGCTCTCGGAGGCCAAGCCCGAGCAGTACGCGGCGATCCTCGCCAGCATCCAGGGAGCTGCGTGACATGGGCGGCGTGCACGCGATCTTCGCCCCCTCGAAGATGCACCGCATCCTCGCTTGCCCAGGCTCGGTCGCGGCCGAGCTTGGGATGCCCGAGTCCGAGAGCCAGTACGCGGCCGAGGGGACGAGGGCCCACGAGGCCGCTACGCGCATGCTGCTCGGCCTCGAGCTGCAGGTGAACGACCACGACTTCGCCGAGGACCTCAAGCCCTACCTCGAGGCGATCGAGGCCCTGAAAGGCGACGACGGAATCCTGCTCGTTGAGCAGCGCCTCCCGATCGGGCACATCACCGGGGAGCTTGGCGCCGAGGGCACCGGGGATGCGATCATCTTGAAGCGCGACGAGCTCGTCGTTGTCGACCTGAAATTCGGTCGTGGCGTCGAGGTCTCGGCCGAGAGGAATCCCCAGCTCATCACCTACGCGCTGGGCGCGCTCGACCTCTACGCCGGCGTGCAGGACTTCGAGCGGGTGCGCCTCGTCATCTCGCAGCCCCGGCTGCGCGCCGCGGTGTCCGAGTGGACCTTGAGCATCGCGGAGCTGCGCGCCTGGGGCCTGCGCATCCAGGCCGCGTGCCAAGCGGCGCGCGCCGACGGCGCGCCCCGCGTCCCGAGCGAGGACGCCTGCCGGTTCTGCAAGTTCAGGGCGCGCTGCCCCGAACTCGCGGCCCAGGTCCAGGCGACTGTGGGCGCGAGCTTCGAGGACCTGACGGTCGACGTGCACACGGACCCTGAGAAGCTCGTGCCGGAGGGTGCGGACGATCTCGCGCAGAAGATGGCCGCGTGCGGACTCATCGAGGACTGGATCAAGGCGGTGCGAGCCGAGGTCGAGGCGCGGCTCCTCGCCGGCCGAGAGGTCCCCGGCTACAAGCTCGTTCAGGGCCGCGAGGGCGCGCGCGCCTGGTCCGACAAGGACGAGGCAGAGAAGGTCCTGAAGAGCATGCGCCTCACGATCGAGGAGATGTACGACCTCTCCCTTATCTCCCCCACGACGGCCGAGAAGCTCGCCAAGGGGAAGACCATAGGACCCAAGCAGTGGGAGCGCTTGCAGGCCCTCATCCACCGCGCGCCTGGCAAGCCTTCCGTCGCGCCCGAGTCCGACAAGCGCCCCGCGCTCGTGCAGCGCACGCCCGAGCAGATGTTCGACGACCTCGTGGGCGCCGCATGCTGAAGATCCGCGGGCTGCTCATCAGCATGTGGACGCCCGAGGAGATCGAGGCCTGCCGCGTGGCGATGGAGCTATCTCGAGGGCGCGGGCCTTACATGCGCCTGAGCTCACTTGTCGCAGAGACCCTGCCGCTCGACGTGCGCGAGCAGCTCGTGGGCGCTGCGAACGTGCAACCCGACTTGCGTGCGCTGGCGATCGACCAGGCCATCCAGCGCGCGAAAGGCCGCTACCCCAACATTTTCAAAGAGGAGAACTAAATGGACATCCGACTCACCAACGTGCGCCTCTCGTTCCCCGTCCTGTGGGAGCCCAAGGAATACAAGGTCGGCGACGGCAACCCGCGCTTCTCGGCAACCTTGCTCATCGAGCCCGGCTCCGAGAACGACCAGAAGATCCGCGAGGCGATCCGCCAGGCCGCCGAAGAGAAGTACGGCAAGAAGGCCGAGGCGAACCTCAAGCAGTGGGCCGGCAACAGCCAGCGCTACTGCTACCTCGACGGCAACAGCAAGGATTACGAGGGCTACGAGGGCCGCTGGTACCTAGCGTGCCACTCGCGCACCCGGCCCACGCTCGTCGACCGCGACCGCACGCGCCTCGTCGAGGAGGACGGCAAGCTCTATGGGGGCTGCTACGTCAACGCCATGGTCTCGATCTACGCCCAGGCGGGCGAGAACCCCGGCATCCGCGCGAGCTTCACGGGCCTCCAGTTCGCAGGCAAGGGCGACGCGTTCGGCGGCGGCAAGCCCGCGGACCCCGACGACTTCGAGGACCTCGGCCAGGGCGCCGACGCCGAGAGCATGGTCTGAGATGGCACTCATCGTCATCAGCATCCAGGACTCGCCGGACGGCCCGGTTATCGCTTTGGTGGCCGAGCCGATTGAGTCCGCCGAGGTGACGCCGGCGCAGAAAATCGCGTCGGCGCTTCTAGCTGCCATCGGCCCGCAACCGCAAGAGGGCGGCCGCATCGTCGTGCCGCGAGGCAACTGACATGGATCGCTTTTCCTACGCAGCGGAGGCCATACCAGCAATGGCCATAGCTGCCTCGCAGGCCAAGCACAACCAGCCTATTTACCAGCGGATGCTTGAGGCGCTCAGACACGCGCCGAAGTTCTTTCTTCCCGACGACGGAAAGGCTTTGCCCGTAGAAGACGGGACGTACCTGGCTTACTCGGACATGTTGCCGGACAACTGGCGTCTCCCGTTTCCCGCCATAGTCTTGGAATTTCAGAACACTGGCGACAACAGAGAAATGTTCGGCAACGCCCTCGTTGCTTACTGCCCAAAGAGGATTTGCGTAGCGTGGGAAGAGGCTAACGGCTTTGCGTGCGCGTGGTCCATTAGCTGGTGGAAGGACCGAAATATTTGGCTGCCTTCTCTGTGCGGAACGACTTGGCTAAGAAATCCTACGCGCCTTCGATACCTTGGTGACGTGAGTCTAATAAACCAGTACATCCAAGCGGCGGCGCGAGCCGGAATGCCGGACCCCGAAAAGGCGCTCTACGCTGAAAACGCTAGCGACTGTCTGTCTGTCCCGATTCTCTGCGCAGCGTTGGCATGTAAGAACGTCAGCACGCAATTCGTTCCCCCGCCGGAGAGGCTGAACCGTCGGCGGATAGCAAGAGGAAAGATCCCGTTCGATGGGTACCACGTACTCGTACTTTCCTCCAAGGCAAAAGCGGACGACGCAGCGTTAGGCACCCACTCGTCACCACGCGAGCATCTCCGGCGCGGGCACATCCGGCGACTGGATAGCGGAAATATTTGGATTAACGCGACAGTCGTCAATCCAGGGGTAGGCGCTCGGGTATCGAAGGACTACCGAGTGAGGGCCTTCGCGTGAAACTCTGGCTCGACTTCGAGACCTACAGCCCGGTCCCGATCCGGCATGGCCTCTACCGCTACGTGGAGGCCTGCGAGCCAATTGTGCTGGCGTGGGCGATCGACGACGGGCCGGCGCAGGTCATCGACCTCACTGCCAAGAAGGCCGACCTATCGCGCTACGAGTGGCCGCAGGATCAACCAGACGAAGTCATCGCGCACAACGCGATGTTTGACCGCAATGTCTTCGCAAGGAGCGGCGTCCACATCCCGCTGGAGAAGTGGCGTTGCACGATGGTCCAGGCGATGTCGCACGCGCTGCCTGGGGGCCTCGACGAGCTCTGCCAGGTCCTGCAGATCCCCCAGGACAAGGCGAAGGTGAAGGAGGGAAAGGAGCTCGTGAAGCTCTTTTGCTCTCCAAAGAACGGCGAGCGCGCGCGGCCCGAGGACTACCCCGAGCACTGGGCGCGCTTCCTCGAGTACGCGCGCATGGACGTGGAGGCGATGCGCGCGGTGCACGCCAAGCTCCCGAGCTGGAACTACCCCAACGCAGAGCTCGCGCTCTGGCACCTCGACCAGCGCATCAACGATCGCGGGTTTGCAGTCGACCTCGACCTGGCTGAGGCCGCCATCGCCGCCGTTGATCGTGAACAGCTCCGGCTCGCCGACCGGGTGCTCGATCTCACGAAGGGCACCGTGGGCGCCGCCACGCAGCGCGACCGGCTCCTCGAGCACCTCATGGAGGAGCACGGCGTGGACCTCCCGGACCTGCAGGCCTCGACGATCGAGCGGCGCCTGGCGGATCCCGACATGCCCGAAGGCCTGCGCGAGCTCCTCACCATCCGCCTGGACAGCGCGACCACGAGCACGGCCAAGTACCGCGCGCTCGTGAACGCGGCCACAGATGGGCGCCTGCGCGGCTCGCTCCAGTTCGCCGGCGCCGGCCGCACCGGCCGCTGGTCCGGCCGCACGTTCCAGCCGCAGAACCTCCCGCGCCCGTCGATGGACGTCACCGAGGACGACATCGACGCCATCAAGTCGGGCGCCGCGGATCTCGTCTTCCCGTCCGTGATGGCGGCCACGAGCTCGGCGATCCGTGGCTGCATCGTCGCTCCCCCCGGGCGCAAGCTCGTGGTCGCGGACCTCTCGAACATCGAGGGGCGCATCCAGGCGTGGCTCGCCGGCGAGGACTGGAAGCTCGAGGCCTTCCGCGCCTACGACGCCGGCCAGGGGCCCGACCTCTACAAACTCGCCTACTCCAAAAGCTTCGGCGTGCGCGTCGAGGATGTCACCAAGGTCCAGCGCCAGGTCGGCAAGGTCCAGGAACTCGCGCTCGGCTACCAGGGCGGCGTGGGCGCGTTCGTGACCTTCGCGGCCGTCTATGGCATTG